AGACGCAGATTGGACTAAGCCAGCAACATATCAAAAAGCTGGTGAACAAATTATGAAGTTTGATCCTAATGGTGGTCTAGCCATGATGGATAAAGGCAGGGCTTTAGCGGCTTCTTTGGCTCCTAAACCTCCTACATGGAAAGAAGTTAGTACAACAAATGCTGACGGTTCTTCCAACACTAAGTTTGTAGACATGAACACTTATCAGGGACAGACCTATAACTCAGCAGCACCTCAAGTTGCTGACGAATGGAAGCCTCAATCAAGAACAGTAGATGGGGTAGAAATAAAAGGAGTGTTCCTTAAAAGTTCAGGAAAATGGAAATCTTTAGGTGGAACAGGAAAACCAAAAGATCCTTCTGCTCGTACAATGACAACCGTAGTAATAGATGGTGTAGATACTAGGGTATCTGTAAGCAATACTGATCCAAGCGATATAGAAACAGTAGGTACGGCCCCTGCTACAGCAGAAGGAACTAAAGCAGTAACATTTGGTGAACGTATTTCAGGTGAAGAGTTAAAAAGGCAAGGTAAAAATTGGGCAAAAGCAGGTGTTTCTTATTCTTTAAAGAGCAACGGTGAATGGAAAGCTTACGATCCTAAAAAGGATAGCGAGAGTAATGCACAACAAACTTATACTCAAGTGAGTGGTGCTGATATGAACACTAAATATAATACAGACTTGTATGCGGCAGATAGAATGTATGAAGTAGGTAGTCTAGGAGGTGTGAAGTTATTAGAAGTTCCTAAAGCAACAGATACTAAAGCACCTAAACTGACCACTAGAATACAAGAAGCTCAGTTCATACATCCAGACGATACTACTAAACAACAAGAATATGTTTCAAACCAAACTAAGATACAAGAGGCAGGAGAGGCTGCTGGTACTAGCCCTATGCAGAACGCTCAATTCCTATATCCAAATGATGTAGCTAAACAACAAGAGTACGTTCTTGAACAGACTAAAATAAAAGATGTTCAGAAGGGAACTAAATCTTTTTTAAGCACTTTAGATCCCGATAACTTCACTGTTTCTTCTTTGTCTGACTACATGGAAAGCATGACAACAGACAGTCCAAATGGTAACACTAACCTATTAGTCAGATATGAAGAGTTATCACCTAAAGCAGAAGAGGCTTTAATTGAAGCACAAAACTTAACGCTTACTTCTAGACGTAAAGCGGAATCTACGAGGCGATTAGCTTCAAATCCTGACGTTATAGAGTCCATGAGTTCTGGTGCATGGGCTAACTTCAAAGAAGGTCTAAAATCATTTTTAGGTAGTGAAGACGCAGTTACTGAATTTAGAACTGAGTTTACTCGTATAAGCAACTCTCAGATTATTGGATCTCTTCCTGCTGGCCCTGCTTCTGATAAAGATATTGCATTAATAGCGGAAGGTTTTCCATCGGGTAGTTCAAACCCCGTAGTATTGACAAATTGGCTAGAGGCTTTTGCTAGACTTCAAGACGCTGATGCTGTTTACAACAAGTTTAAGAGTGGTTACATCTCTAAAAATAATAATACAAAAGGAATGCTACAAAATTGGGATAAGTTTATAGGAGTTCCTGAAGAGATGATAAACGCATATAAGGAGGCAATAAAAAATCCTAAGATAAATAACAAAAGTGTTTTGCGTGACTTCAAAAAGAAATACGGATTTAATCCAGAGGGGTTAATTTAATGTCTCAAAGAGATTTACCACCAAACTATTTTAATATGGATTCTACGTCTGTTAGTCAAGAAGGGGGCAAAGAAGACCTACCTGAAGGATTCTTTTTATCGGCTACAGAAATTGCAGCTATAGAAAATGAGAAAACTAATCAAGCAGATGTTCCTCAGTTACCAGATCCTAATGCACCCCAACAGCCTATACTCCCTTCAGAAATGTCACCTCAAGAACAGTTTGAATCAACCTACCGTTCACCAGATGAAGTTGTTCTTGATGAGTTTAATAGGTTTGCAGACAGTTACGCCCCTGCTGGAATGGCGAGGGACTTAGTAGCAGACGCTGTATCAGTTATTGGCTCTATTAAAGGCGTACAACAAGGGGTAAAAATAGCAGACGTAGTTGCTAAACATCCTGTGGCTAAATTAGCTGTAATAACTACTACAAGTGCTATAGCGGCAGGATTAGGTCAGTTTGCTGGAGAGGTAGCCGAATCTGCTGTAAAAGATGAAGATTTTAATTATCAGGATGCATATGATCAAAGCGTAGAGTCTGCCCAATGGGATGCGGCTGGTAACTTGCTATTAGGATCTTTTGGTATTATTAGTGCAAAAGTTATAAAGAAAAGCGGTCTAGATATGAGTGATGCTAAAAAAGCAGCTCAGGCTTTATTTGAAAAATACGGCACTACGTTAACACGCTATCAGGCTTCTGGGACTTGGGGTGCTAAACTGATGGAAAACATAAGTCTAATTGGTTTGGACTTAACTAAAAGCGTAAAGAAAGTAGAAATAGCCCAAAGAGAAGCCTTGTCTAAAGAAATGGATCTTTTGTTAGACGGCCCTTCTATTGAAGGAATGGGTCAAAAGATAATTGAATTACATGCTGGAGCTAATAAAGGATTAAGTGACGAATATGGTGCTGCTCTAAAAGCTGTATTAAAGGACGTTCCTTCTGAATCTATTGATTTAAAAGGTTATAATGCGTGGGCTAAGAATAAACTTACACAAGAAGCAGGTACTCAAAAAGTAGGTGCGGTAGCAGACACTAACGAGTTTAAAGCTAAGGTAAACTCTTTACTAGGGAATAACAAAAAAGTTGTTTCTTTTGAAGACGTGAGTATACAACTTAAAAAGATAGGCGACATAGCACAACAAGCTCGTAAGTCTGGAGACTCGGTAGGGGCTAAATATGCTGGAGATGCTTTTGAGCAATTAGAAGGGGTAATGTTAAGCGCGGCTAATAAGCTAGGATCTACTTATGGAAGTGATTTAAAAGTTTTAAGAAGTTGGTATAAAGAAGCTAAAAAGACTTTAGATTCAGATATTATAAGTGCCGCTATGAATAAGAAACCTAGTGAAGTAGGTGAGTTTTTACATGGTTCTCCTGAAGCTATTAAAGCTTTTACTGACTTTATGAAATCGGCAAAAACAAGAAAAAACATCACTCAAGAAAAATCTGATATGTTATTAGATGAAGTTCGTAGGGGTTATCTAAACAGATTAATTCCGCTGTCTTCTACTTCTTCTGAGTTAAAAACTTTAAATAAAACATTAAGATATAAAAAACAAAGAGAACTAACTGAAAAGGTATTAGGCCCTCAAATGTTTGGTCGTCTTACTTCTATTTTAGATACTGCTGAGGTAGTAGCAAAACAGTTAGGTGACAGTAATGCTAGATTTAGTTTAGTAGCACAGTCAAAAACATCACAAGCTTATGCACAAGTTGGTGGTTTTTTACCTACCCTTGTTGCTGGCGCAGCTACGGCAGGAAGTCTTTTGACGTTACCTGTAGCAGCAGCTATAATTATTTCCCCTGCTATTTTAGGTAAGTTAGCTTCTAAGCCAGCAAAAATAAAAGAATGGAAAGCTTTAACTAAAATTCTAACAAACGCTAATATATCTGCTAACTCAACGACTGCTAAAGTTGCTTTGTCTAGATACATGAACTTCATGGACTCTATAAAAGACACTAAGCAAGAAGCTCAGGTAAATAGAAAGTTAGCTGAAGAACAAAGAAAAGCAGCACGATAAAGGAACAAAATAATGATAGAAGAGATGTTGGCTCAGTACGAGCGAGGGAAACAAGAGTTATCTGGAATGTGGGCCTCTATAGACGGTTCAATGATAGCTGCTAAAGCGTCTGACGCTATCAAAAGAGCAGCAGGTACTCCAGAAAATGCTAACATGGAACAAGCTATAGAAACGGCTAGGGCTGGCGGTAAGTCTGTTCAGTTAGAGCCTAGTCTATTTGAAGATACTACAGCCGACACGGTAGTTTCTGATCTAGAAGCAGAAGAGGTAGAAGTAGGTAATAGTTTTAATTTAGTAGATAAAATAATATCTGATTTTGATATATCAGAAGGTATATTTAAACACAAGAGCGCAGAAGGTGGATCAGACACTATGCCTTATGGCCTAAAGGCTGGCATGGCAGATTTAAACATGACAGATTTTACTGGTGATTCTGGAAAAGTAGATTACAAATCTGCTGCAACAAGTTTAATTAATATGAGAGTAGGACAACTTCAAAAAGCATACCCTGAGTTTGATTCTATGCGTAGTGGCTTACAAGAAACATTAATAAGCACTGTATGGAATCAAGGAATGTCGGGAGCAGATGAGTTAAAGAAAAGTCTTAATGCTGCTATGGGTCTTACAGGTGAGGCTCAAGTTGAGGCTGTACAGTCTAGCTTAAAGAATCAGCTATTAGATGGGGTGTCTACTAACGACCCTAAAGACGGTAAGATGAGGCCGCTAGGTGGTCTTGTATCGCGTAAAGCAGCAGACTATAACTTGGCTGCGTCAGACTACGGGTTTACTCCTATTTCGTCTTGGAAAATAGAAAAGGACGTAGTTAAGATAGGAGGTAAGACGTATAGGGAAAAGATCACTTATCTAGACGCAGAAGGTAATGAAATAATGTCTCACAGAAAACAGAGTAATAGGCACAGTAAGTCAGTTACTAATGAGGGATCTTTAGACTAAATCTTAGGCAAATAAAAAGGCCCCTTAGATTTCTCTTCGGGGCCTTTTTATTTACTTTTTTCTATTACCTACATTATCTTCTAACTCTATGAGAAGGTCTATGTAGTGTTTAATCTTTTCTAAGTCCTGTATACCGCCCTTATCACGCCACCTAGAGATGTATTTAACTATACTACCTTCGATAAAAGATAAATTATTAGCGTGTATGTATTCAATAGGCTGTATGCCACCCATTTGATAATGAGAACCTCCTATCTGATTATGTAATGCTGAATCAGGTTCCATCTTTAAAGTCCCCTCGTTCTATAGCTATCATTAATTTATCGTCAAACCTCTCTAACAAATCTTCAGCAGAAATACATAATATCTCAACTAACAAGTCTACATCGTAGTCCCTAGTTATGTCTTCAATTAATTCTTCTACTGTCTTAGCCATTGACGTTCTTACTCCACTTATTAAGGGCTTTCATATCATCTTGTGAAAACCATTTAATGTCGTGTTTATCACACCATCCTGCGTTAGTGAGTTTAGATCCTTTCCGTAGTTTTTGGTGAGGCTTAGACCAGACAAAGACAAGTATCTTATTTTCTTTTAGCATTTGGTCGTGGATAGCTTTGTACTTCTGAGTGTCTCCAGACCTAAAGAATCCTTTAACTTCAATGAAGATATTACCCTTAATGAAGTCTGGATTGTAGGTCTTGTGAATGATGTAATTCATCTTCTCAGATTCATAACCCCACTCAGTAAGACCTACAGCAACCCTAGCCTCTAGTTTACTTCTGTACTTTGGCAGTTGCTTTTTTGACATTTGGAACATCCTTTAATAATGCCTGTACCATTTGGCCTGTACCATCAATGAAGGGACTACTATGCAGTTCCCAACCTTCAGCTAAAAGTACGTTAATTTGTTCTTCAAAACGCTCTGGTCGCGGGGTCTGTACTACTTTATAGGTTAAACTCATATTAATTAGTCTCAGTTATTTCAATTACTCTGGGCAAACTCCAAACCTCAGTTAGAAACTTAGGGCCTGTACTATACAGAAAAGTCCTAAGATCAGGGTAACAAGTATGCTTATAAGCGCAGTAAGAGCATTGTGTAGATAGCTTCATATTTCCACTTTTACCGTCTGGTACGGGATAACTACATGGATCAGGCATTTCATCTTTAGATACAATATCTTTTAAGTGAGTGATCCTGTCCTCAATGCTCTTACCTTCTGTCAAGTCTATCATTGCTAAGGCTAAATGTCCATTTCCTTTATCCATAGCTAACCAGCCACCCTCTTTAACACCGAGCCCTGCGCCATAGCCTTTTAACTGATCTACATAACCGAATGGATCATCAAATTCTACAGTGTTATCCTTGAACTTTTTAAAGGCATAACTGGAGGCAGATTTAACGTCTATAAGTTTACCATCAATAGTACAGTCCATAGAGCCCTTGACTCCATTAACCTCTACCTTATCTTGCTCATTAGCGACTGTATGCCCACCTAGACGTACTAACAGTAAGACTAACTCTTCTATGACATGACCATATAAGAACTTAATCAACGTAGAGGGCTCTAATTCCTCTTTAGGGTAGTTTTTAGAGTTAAGCCATACCTGTCTATCAGGTTTGCCTACGGACGACATACGCAATCGTGTGGAGTCTCCCCTCTCTTCAAACAATGACTTAAATACAGCCTCCTTTACGTTAGTTCCAAACAGATCAAATACTGCATCAACATCTACGTTTGGATCTGCTTTGCTGTTTTTGACTACCGAATAAATATCTTCTACTAATGTGTTTAGTGTTTTCATTTTTATTTCTCTAAATACTTTAGTGCTGATTTAACTGCAAGTATGCTATCACCAAGTAAACCTAATCCTTTATTACATCTACTACAGAGTAAGCCCCTAACCTTATTAGTTACATGATCGTGGTCTATACATAAAGACTTGCCTTCATCTACAAAACAGATACTACATAAATAGTTCTGTTCTTTAAGCATATCGTTATACTCTTGCATGGTTAACTTAAATTTATCTAAGTTTAGTTT